CCGCAGGCGAAGTTTTACTTTGTAGAACACACTGGCGCTGCTATTGAAGCAGGCAGAAACTATCTCAGCGATATTAAAGACGAGATAACAATTCAGGGCTTGCAGCTTTTGATGCCAAGAGCTGATACTGCCGCTAAGACCGCAACAGAGTCTAGCAATCAGCAAGACGATACCCTTTGCGAACTCGAAAGAATAGCGAAAAGTTATCAAGATGCGCTGAATCAGGCTTTGATGTTTACTGCTAAGTGGGTCAGAAGCGATAAGCCCGGCTCTATTGCTTTGAACGGAAGGTTTGATTTGCCGAGAGGCGCTTCCGATCAAAACACACTTCTTTCTATGCGTCAGAATGGCGATTTATCGCGTGGAACTCTTTATGCTGAAATGCAGCGCAGAGGCGTTTTGAGCGATTCATTTAATCCAGACGATGAGAAAGAAATATTGCTTAACGAAGCGCCGGACATGGGTATTGAGGAATAATTTATGCCTGAAAAAACTCGTTTCTCTGAATTGGCGAGGCTTGCCCGCGTAACCGGCAGAAGCATTAACGTCGTCATAGCAGACTATATCAGGTTTCATGCCTTTGACGTTCTTCGCTCGTCCCTTTCTGTTCAGAAAAAAGTCATTAAACTTCTGGACGAAGTCGAAAGCGACTTGGCTGCAAAACTTGCGAGAGAAAATCAGCGAACGGTTAATAACGAAAGCAGAATGAAAGGCTTTTTAGCAGCGGCAAGGGAAACGATTAAAAGTGCTTATGGCACAGTTGGCAGCACTGTTAAAAAAGAGCTGATCGAGCTGTCTGAAATTGAAAGTATCTTTGCTTCAAAAAGCATTAACGATGCTGTTGGCGCGGCAATAACAGATACTTTTCTGACCAGAACTCAAATCGAAAAGCTTGTTTCAAATACTTTGATTGAAGGCGCTCCGTCTGCCGACTGGTGGGCAAGGCAAGCAACGTCTACTGCCAACGCCTTCGCGGATCAAGTAAGGCTGGGAATTGCTGAAGGCGATACACTCGGTCAGATAGCGCAGCGAATAAAGGGCGGAAAAAGAGCTGGTGAGGTTGTTCCCGGCGTTCCTAATGTCAGGGGTGTAACAGCTCCCGGCAGAGGTTTTATGAAAAGGCCGAAAAAGAACGCAGAAGCCCTTGTCCGAACGTCTTTTATGCAGGTTGCTGCCGAAACACGCATGGAAACGTATAAAGGGAATAGCGGAGTTATCGCCGGTATTCAGCAGTTGTCTACGCTTGATGGGCGCACAACTCCGATCTGTATGGCTTATTCTGGCGCTTGCTGGGATTTAGACAAAAACCCAATAAGGGGAACTAAGTTGCCTTATAAAAGCGGCGTTCCAAGGCATTGGTCGTGCAGATCGGTTGAAATCCCTATTCTCAAGACTCTCGACCAGATTCTTAACATTAAAGGCATGCCTTCTATCCCGATGAGCACAAGGTCTAGTATAGACGGCCAGATCGCTGCTGATAAGTCATTTGATAGCTGGTTAAAAGACAAGCCAGACGAGTTTCACGATAAAATGCTGGGCAAAGGCAAGGCTGAACTGTGGCGCAGCGGCAAGGTTAAACTCGCCGATCTTATTGATATTCAAACAGGAAAAGCCATGACCCTCGCTCAGTTGCGGGCTTCTGTGGGGTAATTATGCAAAAACTTTTAGAGCAGAGAAAGGGCGATGTCTGCTACGTTTGCGCGGCTGGAGCAAGCGTAAACCTTCTGCCTGAAGAAATTGTCTTAGATATGTCTTTAAATACCGTGATCGGGATTAATGGCTGGTGCGCTCACAGCGTTGTTCCAGATATATTTATTCTTGAAACTCACGCTCAGACAACGCGGCACGATGATAATATCCAGACCATTTATAAAAACTTGAATGATAAGGCTAGTCAATACTCGAAAGTGCCGATCGTTATTAAAGACATCGAAGATAACGGTATAGACTTTGAGCTTTTTCCTCCAGCCCTGCTTCCGAATGTTATTTCCTGTAACACCCGGCTAATCTCTGGCTCAAGCAGGGCTGAGATTGCTCAAACTTTAATTCAGGATCGAATAGCCCGGCGGCTTGAAACCGACTTTAATCGCGGGATTTTACCAAAGCGTCGAGGCACAGTTGTTTTTGCCCTGATTCTAGCTTATTTGATGGGGTTTGGCTGCGTTCGAATGATCGGCGCAGATATTGTGTCACGTAGGCACTTTTACGAGCCTGCTACGGTCGAGAATGTAAAAGAAGCTCACCTCTGCGAGTTTGCTGGTTACGGGATTCCAATTTCGCAGGTAATTCTTGGCGTTTATGATGCCTTGTTTTATTCTACTGGCCGTTCTTTGAAGGCGTTTATGCCTTGCAGCTTGTTTAAAGGCGAGATAGGGGAATTTTAAATGGGCGATAATATTTTAACCGTTGTCTGTTGGAAATGGCACGATAGCAAATGGCAGAGCAGGTATTCTGCCGATCATGTCAACGCATTGGCTTCAATGGTAGCCAAAAACCTTAAGCGGCCTCACCGCTTTGTCTGCGTTACTGATGATGCGCGGGGTATTGATTTGGATATCGGGATAGTTCCGCTGTGGCCTGATCTTGCCGAAATGGGTCATTGCTACCGAAGGCTTAAGGCGTTCTCAAAAGATTCTATCGGTCTTTTGGGAAATAACATTCTTTCAATAGACTTGGATTCCGTTGTCTGTGGTGATTTAAGTAGCCTTATCCCCGGCGAAGATTGCGATTTTAAGATAGCGAAAGATACTCAGCCTCCAACTCCATACAACGGCAGCATGTTCTTTATTAGAAACGCTTCCCGGTCTATTGTTTGGGATTCTTTTGATCCAGTTAATTCGCCGAAAGCTGGTCAGAAACTTGGTTATTGCGCATGCGATCAAGCGTGGATTGCCGCATGCCTTGGGACTCAAGAAAAGGTCTGGAATTGCGATGATGGCGTTTTAAGCTATCGCAACGAGGTCTTGAGAAATCACGGTGGCAAACTTCCAGCAAATGCAAAAATTGTTTTCTTTCATGGCGCGGTTAAGCCGTGGGATAAAAATATTCTTTCTAAGCACGACTGGATAGCAAGACACTATCGAAATGATCGTAAAAGGCTAGTTATCCTTGGCGGGGCAAATTGCGTCGAAGATGATCTTAAACGCTACAGCCCTCCCGACGATACAGAAGTCATGGTCATTAATGACATGGGCACTCGCTATTCCGGTCGGGTCGATTACTGGGTCACGCTTCATTCTGAAAAGCTAAATAACTGGCGAAGCCAGCGCAATAGCAACTGGAATCAAAACTATATTACTATTGGTTATCCCGGCGCCAAAAAGACAGAGCTTGATATCGTTGACGGCGGAGATCACTGGGGCGGTTCAAGCGGGCTTTATGCCGTAAAGCATGGATTGAAAATGGGCTTTGAGCATATTGTTTTGTGCGGCGTTCCAATGGACAGCAGGCCGAATCTTTTCAGGCCAAACGAATCAGAATGGAAGCAGGCAAAGGCCTTTCAGGAAGGCTGGGTAACTCGCATGCCCGAAATGATCGGAAAAGTTTTTTCGATGTCGGGCTGGACAAAAGAAATGCTAAATCCTTGACATATTGCTCGTCTAGGATTTACTATCGAAATATAAAGACTTGGAAAAGTCTTAACTCGGCTGGAAAGCCAATACAATAGGAGCGGAAGCTGTGAAACTTAAAATTGATGCCAATGGAAATGCTGTTCTTCAAGATGGTCAGCCTGTTTACGTGCATGACGACGGTAAGGAAATTCCGTTCGATGCGTCCCGTGCTTTCGAAACAATCAAGAAATTGAATGACGAAAACAAAGGGCACAGGGAAGAAAAAGAGCAGGTTATTGCCAAACTGAAGGCCTTTGAATCTATTGATCCCGCAGCCGCGAGAAAAGCCATTGACACACTTAAGTCGCTCGACCAGAAAAAGCTTGTTGACGCTGGCGAAGTAGAAAAGGTTAAATCCGAAGCGGTTGAAGCCTTTAAAAAGCAGCTTGAAGAAACGAAGGTGAGCTATGAGCGGAAGCTCGGTGAAACCGGCGCAATGCTGCAAGAACGCGATTCAACGATTTTTACTTTAATGGTTCGCAACAAGTTTGCAAACTCCAAAATCGTTTCAGAAAAGCTTTCCATTCCAGCCGACATGGTAGAAGCCAAGTTCGGCGGCAATTACAAGATCGAAGATGGAAAAGTATTTGCATACGTAGACGGGAAAAAAGTCTTTTCAAGAAAGAATCCCGGCGAGTATGCCGACTTTGAAGAAGCCCTCGAAACTATGATCGAAGCTTACCCCGATAAAGACAAGATTCTTAAAGGGTCTAACGCTTCTGGTTCTGGTGCAAATGGCTCTGCTTCAAGGCAAATGACACCTGACATCTTGAAGATGTCCCCTACCGAGCGCATGAATTATGCCCGCGCAAATGCCGGAGCAAAATAAGCGCAGTTAATTTAAACAGGAGCTATTACCATGCCTATTACCTTAGTTGAAGCCGCAAAACTTGTAAGCGATCCTATCAAGAGTGGCGTTATTGAGCTTTTTGCTCGTTCATCTGAACTTCTGCGCGTTATGCCGATGGAAAACATCGCTGGTAACGCAATTAAATATAACCGTGAAGGCGAACTTCCCGGTATTGCGTTTCGTGGCGTAAACGAAGCATACACCGAAGATGCTGGCGTTCTCAATCCGATGGTTGAATCACTTGTAATCGCAGGCGGAGACCTTGACGTTGATAAATACATTCTCGACACTCAGGGAATGGTCGTTCGCTCCGTTCACGAAGCCATGAAGGTTAAAGCCCTTTCTGCCGCAATCAGCACCAAGTTTATCAAAGGCAACTCTGCCACTGATCCAAGAGAATTTGATGGCCTTCAGACCCGTCTGACCGGCAATCAGGTAATTACTGCCGGAACTGGCGCTGGTGCGGCTCTTTCATTGAAAAAGCTTGACGAAGCTGTTGATGCTGTTATGAACCCGACTCACATCATTTGTTCAAAAGCAGTAAGACGCCTTCTCAGCGCAGCCGCAAGAAGCTCGTCTGTTGGCGGCTATATTACTTACGCTCCAGACGAATTTGGCCGCAAAGTTGCCTTCTATAACGATCTTCCTTTGATCGTTCTTGAAGATGCCGACGGTTCAGAGATTCTTGAGTTCGACGAAGCCGCTTCTGGCGCTGCCTCTCCTGCTAATACCGGCTCTTTGTATGTTGTTTCTATGGCATCAGACAAACTGACTGGTATTCAGAACGGAATCATGGACGTTCGCGATCTTGGCGAAATGCAGACTAAGCCAGTATTCAGAACTCGCGTTGAGTGGTATATGGGCATGTGCCTGTATCATGGCCGCTCTGCTGCTCGTCTGCGCGACATCACTAACGCAGCCGTAACCGCGTAACCTAATTCTGGAGGGGCAGACCAGCCCCTCCGTCTGTCTTTACTTTAAACGGAGAGTTTTAAAATGAACAAAACTTTTGATTCAGCCCTTCAGCTCAAAGATTCTTACGCCCTGACCGCATCTGCCGCAGCTCAGGTTGCCAGCGCAGCTAAAGTTATTAATGTCGGTGCAGGTCGCATTAATGCTAAGGCTATCCACATGGTTTCCGCAGCCAATGTTTCTGCTGCCGCAAACCTTTACACTATCGAAATTCAGGGTTCTACCGACGAAGCGTTTACCGCAAAAGTGACCCTTTCTTCCACCAAAGTTGGACACAAAACCGCTCTTGGCGAAGCCGCAGACAAAGGCGTTGGCACGTATGAGCAGGCCTTCTGCAACGAAGTAGCAGGCGTGATCTATCCGTATATCCGCGAATACGTGGCTATCGCCGGTTCTCCGGTTTCAATCACTCATATTTCTTACATCGCTAAAGCCGAATAAGGGAGCCTAAAATGTCAGCAATTCCCGGAATGAAAGCGCCTATAAACGATATGGTCGTAAATAAAAAAGGCCGCGTCCTTTTGTCGCACTCAAGCGGGGAACAGCGCTGGCTTTATCCCGTAGATGGTAAGGAACTTATCAGCGTTAATCCTTCATGGTCTTTTGTAAGCAAGCACGATCATCTGAACTCGGCTAAAAATGCTGTTGTCGTAGAACAGCCGGGTGCCTCCGAAGCTATCGAACGTCCAGCCAAACCTGCTATTGCAGATAAGCCGCGAAAACAAGTAGAAAGTGCCCTGCCTGCAGAAAAGCCAAAAGTCGAAACGAGAATCGGCGCAATCCGAGGCTCTGACGAATAAAGGGTTAGCGTTTAAACAAAAGCGGGGTCAAACACTGGCCCCGCTTTTCTACTTTATGGAGGCGTAACATGTCATCTTTGATCGTTGAAACCGGGGCTGGAACTAACCCGGCTGCAAATAGCTATGTGACTCGCGCAGAGTGTGATGCTTACCACGCAGAAATGGGCAACTCAGCTTGGACTCCACTTCCAACAGAGCCAGAATCGCCTCCGCCTGAAGAACCTCTTGGCGATGCAGCTATTATTCGGGCAACAAGGTCTATTGATCGTATCTATGGTAGCCGTTTTAAAGGCATGAGAACAAAGTTTGCAACACAGGCTTTGGAATGGCCTAGAACTGGCGTGGAAATATACTCAAGCTTAAGCGGCCTGTCTAATCGTGACATCGTAGACTTAGGCGCAGGCGATAATATTATTCCGAATAATGTCATTCCTGCCTATGTTAAACAGGCTATTTTCGAGGCCGCAATTAGAGAATTAGCCGTCCCCGGTTCTATGACTCCAGACTTAGAGCGTGGCGGCCAGATTAAAAAAGTTGAAGCAGGTTCTGTTTCTGTCGAATATGCCGACTCAGCTCCGGCTACAACTGCAATTACTTCTATCGCAGGGATTCTTGCCCCGATGCTTCGATCAAGAGGCGCAACTATCGACTTAGAGGTGGCGTAAATGGGCTTACTTGATGGCGGGATAGCTGGTATCGTAAATAATGCTTTAAAAGGCATTTTTCTGGACTTTACCCTTATCAGAAAAGTTGTTCAGGCTAATGCTGATGAGCCTTGGCAAAAAAACGTAATCACTGAAAAATCTTATTCATGCAAGGCCATAACTGCTGATTATAAGGCTTTTGAGATAGACGGGGAGCGGATTAAGAATACCGATAAAAAGATTCTAATTCTTGCCAATAGTCTTGCCGTAGAGCCTCAAGTGGGCGATATTATCAAGCAGGTCGGTGAAAAAAACACATATTCTTTAACCCTGTATATCAAAACCGATCCGGCTAAGGCCGTGTATGAATGTCAGGGGCGATAAATAATGGCTAATGCGACAAAACAAGGTGCTGCTGGTGCTTTCCGCAAGCCGAAAAAGCTGGAAGGCTTTATTGCCGATATAAAGCAGTTTCAGCGCATTGTTTTGCCGACAGAACTCGTAAACTTTCAGAAGTGGATTGCCCTTCAGTTATATTCCCTTATTCTTCAAAAGACTCCGGTAGACAAAGGCATGTTGCGCGGCTCTTGGACTATATCTATCGGCGGTCAGGATAAGACCCCGGCTAATACAAAGTCAGGTGCGGAAGCTTTTACTACTGCGTATGGCGGGCCAGAATTATTGCCTTCTGAGCAGGCTACTTTTGATAGTGCTTTGGCCGGTATGTCTGATCTGAAGATCGGGCAAGTAATTTGGCTGAATAACTCAATGCCCTATGTTTTCAGGATTGAATTCGATGGGCACTCAAGCGTCAAAGCCCCTGAAGGCATGGTTCAAATAAGCATTTTTGAACTAAAAGCCTTTATTAAAACGGCTTACAAGGGCTATGTCGCTCTGAAGAAATCTTAGGAGGTTGAAAATGGCTGCACCTGCTGGCTACGCCGACGAATTTAAAGCTATTTCTGCAATTCTTAAAACCGGCTGGAAAGCCACGCCAATTTTATGGCCGGGAATTGTAGCAGAGCCTCCGCGTGATGAGCGTGGCAGGCCGGTTAGCTATGTTAGATTTTTTATCATTAACGCTGCTTCAACTCAGGCAAGCACTGGTTCTCCTTCGTCTAACGTGTTTAGACACCCCGGTCAAGCGGTTTGTAAGATATACGCCGAACCGGGATTAGGCGAAATTGAAGCAAAAGAGCTTGCCGATAAATGCTGTGCTATTTTCAGGAATAAAAATAGCGTAGGCATTAGATTTTCTGCGCCGTATAGTGTTATACTTGGGCAGACAGAAGATGGTTACTATCAAATTAACTGTTTCGCCCCGTTCGAACGGGATTCTTTACTTTAACAAAGGGGTTTTAAAATGAATAGTTCTCAAACCGAACTCAGCATTGCTGCTGAAACCACTTGGGGCGAGTTGCCCTCTCCTGCCGCTTTTCAGGCTATCCGCATAACCGGCGAGTCTTTAAAGATCACAAACGAAAGCGTCGTTTCAGAAGAAATCAGACCGGATCGCAACGTGCCTGATACTATTCTCGTTGGCGGTCAGGCTTCTGGCGGCATTAACGGTGAACTGAGCTATGGCACTTTCGATCAACTTTTTGAATCTGTGCTTTTCAGCGCGTTTACTGGCTCTCCAGCAGTAACTCTGATAAACGGAGTTGCGCAGAAGTCTTTTCATATTCAGAAAAAGCAGGAAGGTAACGGCCTTGCTGCGGTTTACGAACTTTACAAAGGCATGGTTGCTGATTCTGTAACCCTGAATATCGCTGCAAAAGAAAAAATGACCCTTTCCGTTTCTTTCGTAGGCAAAGGCGGAGAGATTAAAACAACTGAAACTGGCACTATCACAGACGCAGACTCAAGCGAAATCTTTGATGGTGCAAATGCGTTTGCTCTGACAAAAGCGTGGACTTCTCCATTGCCGAAGCTTATGAGCATGTCTATTACCATAAACAACGGTCTTGCAGGTCGATCTGTTGCTGGAAGCCGCGACCTTGCGCGGGTTTCTGCTGGCCGATGTTCCGTTACTGGGTCTGCTGACTTTTACTTCGAAACCAAGGCAATGATGGATTTGTTCTTGGCCGGAACTGGTGGCGAACTTGAGGTAACTTTGGGCAAGGACACAGGGGAAAAATACACTATCTCCATGCCAAATGTTAAGATTACTGACGCAGATCACTTCAGCCCGAATAACTCTGACGATGTAATGCTCAAGATCACTTGGCAAGCCCTTTATGACGAAACATTGGACGGCACGATCGAAATAACAAGAGCCGTTGCGTAAAAAATAAGGCGGCGGAGGCTGCGGCTTCTGTCGCCTTTTTGGGCAATCTGGATTAGCAAGAGGTTTTAAAGATGGCAGAAGTAATAGACCTAGACTCAAAACGACCGCACAAAGTAAGCGAGGTCGTGTGCCTTAACTGCTTGTGGCGCTGGATTGCGGTGCGACCTGAAGGAACTCAGTTGAAATCCCTACAGTGCCCGCACAAAGGGTGCAGAGGGTTCGCTATTGAAACAGGCGAAGTAGTTGATTAAAATTAAAAAATGGGAGAATTTGCATGGACATTAGAAAAGTTTTTGGAACGAATAAGGCAAAAGAAACTGAAGGCGCATGGACTCCGATAGGCGGAGGCATTGAAGTTAAGGTAAGACGCGCAGGAATGGCGAATAAAACCTTTTCCGCAGAGCAAACCAAAATCTTAAAGCCTTTCGCGAAGCAGTTGGCCATGAACACAATGGATATGGACGTTTTGCGACAGATTAACATAAAGCTGTTTGCGAAGCATATCATTGTAGACTGGCGCGGCGTGTATGACGGCGTAGTTCCTGTTCCTTTCAGTAAAGAAAAGTTTATGGAATACTCAACCGAAATACCAGATTTCTTTAACGAAATTTTTACTGCTGCAATGGAGCTGCAAAACTTTCAAGACGCAGAGGACGCAGAACTCGAAAAAAAGCCAGAGAATACTACCGATACCGATTAAATTATAGCGAGCTTTGGGATAGCTTTTTGGCCGATGCAGAGAAAACCGGCATAGTCCCGAAAGTTATCTCAGAAGCCCCAGAACTGCCGGAATTGCTAGACTTTCCTTATGCTGTTTATCAGGAATTAAGCGGTTGCCGAAACGAATGTGACTGTATTCCGATCAGTGAGATTAAAGCATACTGCGAGTTTTATGAGATAACAGACCCGATCATAAAGTCTTTTCTTGTAAAGATCGTGACAGGGCTTAATCAAGAGGCAATCGGCTATAAAGACGAAAAGAGAAAGCGTGAAGAACTTGCCGGGAAGCTGGGAAAGTAGGCTTCTTTGCTGAACTTGCTGTAGAAAGGCGGTCTTAATTATATGCCATCTTATGAAGCTTATCTTGGCGTTGGTATTGATGCTACTGGGGCGCAACAGGGCGCTTCGCAGGTAGATACTGCCTTAAATAAGGTCGTAGACGGAGCTAAAAAAACCAGTCGTGCGATTAAAGAAATGCAATCGCAGCTTCAGCAAGCGCAAAACGTAATGAAGTCGCAGCAAAGGCAGATCGGCGAGTTAAGCCATGCTCTCGAAACACATCGCGTTGCCATTGGTCAGGCGCGTAAAGCTGTTGAAATGAAGCAGAGGCAGATTGACCAGATTAAACAAACTATGATGCAGTATGAAACTGCATTAAAGCAGACGAATCAGGCTGTTTCTGCTCAGACAAGGGAAATTGAAAAGCTTAAGTCTGCGCTTGAACAAAAGAACTCGGCATTAAAGAAAAATAAAGAAGAACTGGCAAAATACACTCAGCAGTTAAATACAGCGTATACAGCTGCGAAGATATTTGTCGCAGCCGTTGGCTATCTGGCTGTTAAAGAGATTTCCAGCTACACTCAAGCCCTTTCCAATTCTCGCGCTATGACAAACGCTTCTGCCGCAGAGATGCAGAAACTCGGTGTTGTAACGCGAGAGCTTGGAGCTTCTACCGTTTTCTCGGCGGCTCAGGTTGCCGACGCTTCCGCAGAACTTGGTAAAGCCGGGTTTAGTGTAAATAATATTATGACAGCCCTCCCTGCTACTCTCGATCTTGCCGCAGCCGCGACAATCGGCATGGCAGAAGCTTCTAAGATTACTGCAAACGTCATGGCCGGTTTTGGCTTAAGCGCGTCAGAGGTTGGCGAAGCAGCAGACGTTCTTGCGGCTATTGCAACATCTTCTACTACTGACATATCCGGTCTTGGCGAGGCAATGAAGTATGCTGGCCCGATCTCAAAAAATCTTGGCATTACCCTTCAGACTACCGCCGCAGCTATGGCTGTTCTTGCTCAAAACGGTTTGGCTGGTGGTCAGGCCGGTAGAAACTACAGAGGCATGCTAATTTCCTTGTTAAGCCCTTCTAAAGAGGCTCAGAAAGCAATTTTGAGTTTAGGCCTTTCTGTTGAGGGCGTTAATCCTCAGTTTGAATCTTTTGAAAATGTCGTTAAGAAGTTTGCTGCTGCCGGTCTTGATGCTACAAGAGCAGCCGAAATCTTTGGTGCAGAAGGCGTAAACGCTATTCTTGCTCTTACGGGCAATATTCCAGCATTTAAACAAATGATTGATCTTGCCAATAAAGCCGGTGGAACTGCAAAGCGAATTGCTGAAATAAAACTTGATAATATTGCTGGTGACTTTGAAAAGCTTACTGGCGCGATGTCTGAAACAGCGATGGTTATGGGTGCGGCTGGCGTAGAGGGAAGCCTTCGCGAATTGCTTCAGGCTGGAACTTCTGCGGTAGACTGGTTAAATAAAACTGCCGAAGCTTTCCTGAAGAATAAAGAGCAGGCTGCGTTCCTTGGCGAAGCCATTACAGCTCTTTCTTTTACTATTGCCGGTATGCTTGCACTTAAGGCTATTATGTGGCTCGGCGGCCTTGCTACTGCTCTTTATGCTGCTGCAACAGCCGCAATCGCAATGAAGGCTGCCTTGTTTGGCGTTACTGGCGCCGGAATAGGTTTGCTGGCTTATCTTGTTAAGCTTCAGGTTGAAACCGATAATCTTGAGAGTTATACAAGAAATCAGGAAGCTGCTTTGCTGGACATGGGCGGGGCTTATGGCGACGCTGCGAGGCGAGGCGAGATTGCTATGCTTCAGCTCCAAAAAGCAACATTGCGAACTACTGCTGAGATTAATAAAGAAATTGGTAATTTAATGCAGGGCGCTCAAGGCAGACAGGCTGCTGAAAACAGCAGATTTCCTAATGGAAAGCCCGCTGGATATGATGATTTTGGCTCTGCTTCTCAAATGGCTGGTTCTGCTGACTCCTATAAGTTGCAGGCTCTTACCGCAGAAAAAAGAAAAATAGAGGAATTGGACAAGGCAATTTCGGCACTTACTAATAAAAAAATAGTCTTAAACGCAACGTCTAACAAGGCTTACAGAGAAGCTGAAAGAGCTATGAATGTTATTGCTGGTGCTGCCGGTGGATTTGTTCAGGGAAAAAGCCCGATTGATTTACCGGCAGCAAGTAGAGCCGGTGGTGGCGTAGGCGCTGGAGCTGGAAAAACTGCTAAGGCAGATAAGTCTTTCTTTGCTGCTATGGGCGGCAATGCAAGTGGTTCTTCGGAGTATGAAGATACCAGTAAGCTTTTCTGGAAAAGCGGCGATATTGTTTCGAGCACGATCAGAAACTTAGATAAATATAAAGAAAAAAATATTCAGGTCATAGAATCCTTGCAAATGGCTAATGAACAGGAGAGTATTCGCAATGACCTACTCAAGAAATACGGTGGCGATGTGCAGAAGGTTAATCAAGACCTTGCTATTGCTGCCGAAGTTAAAAAGCTCAACGCCTTTGCTACTAATGAAGAAAAAGATGCTATTCGCGATGCGATAGTCGGCACGAACCAGCTTACAGAGGCCAATAAAAAGCTGGCCGATAATGCAGCTAAGGCAAAAGATTCTCAGAGAGAATGGGCAAACTCGTTGACATACGCTTTTAAAGACGCGATCTTGAATAGTAAAAACTTAAGCGATGCGCTCAGTAATCTTGCTAATCGCGTTCAGGACATGCTTCTGAACAAGGCTCTTGATAGCCTGCTGGGTAATTTTATGGGAGGCTTTGCCAAGGGTGCAGCGTTTCAGGCGGGCGGCGTTACAGCATTTGCAAGTGGC